AGCCTTTGACTTCTCCGCTGAAAAGCTATCCGATGCGTTCGGTCAACTTGTGCGACATTATGAGCAGTACCGCGGATTTTGAGACAGAGAGGAGATTGAGAATGGACAGGCAACAGCAAATCAAGACGCTCGAACAAATCATCTATACCGGCCACTGCAGCATTACCCCACCCATGTTCGGCTGGATCATCGAAAACGGCCTCATGACGGTTGACGGCTTCGATACCGAAAAGGCCAAAGTTATGCTAGAGAGCATCACCGGGAGGACGGGAATGACCACTATCAAGTTTTCAGAAGTCTTGGTAGGTGAAATGTTCCACGCCCGCGAGGGTGGACTGTACCGAAAGCGCACGGACGAGACAGACGTATTTTTCAACACCGTAAATGTTCGGACGTGCTACTGCGCTAACTTCGAGCAGAGTGATCTTGTTATCGTCGTGCACCAGGAGAATGTGACGCCATGAACTACAAGCCCACCCCCCGCACCCTGGCCCACCGGGCCACCCACTACCACAAACTGACGGTAGACATCCCCATCCCAACCTACACCCGCCTGGCAGAGCGCGCCGAATGCGCCGGCGTTCCTGTCGGGCGGATGCTGAATAGCATGTTGGAGTTGGGGCTTGACACGCAGGCCGCTGCCAGAGTCTACGCCGCTCGACCACTACCCCCCCCAGGCACGCGCCGCGATGACGGCAGAATTTGAGAAGGTGACGAAATGACTACCGCCCTTATAATCCTGGGTATAATAATCCTGATCATAATAGTCGCCTGCTGCCTGGCTGCCTGTATGTTATCAAGCCGGATCAGCCGTGAGCGCGGCGAAGATTGAGAAAACTTGTCACGTAATTGCAATGTTACGCCGGGCAGTTTGTGATAATATTAGAGCAGGAGAAAAAGCCATGACTGACATAACCGGAATTGAGTACGCCACGACCTTTGACCAGCGCCCCACGCATCGCTTCGCACCGGCTGAAGTTACTGAGGCTGGCGATAACATGATGGCTGCCTGGGAGGATGAACTCGCCCTGATTGATTTGCGCGAGGAGGGCGGCGACATTACCCCCGATGAAATCTTTGCAGCGGCAGAGCGGGCGGCAGAGCTTGAGGTGATCTATCGGAAATTGTATCAGGAATGGGACGACCAGCGCGGGCGAGAACTGTACGAAAACCACGAGCGCCTGGAAGATGGGCGCCACGTGATGACCGAAGAAGGCCAGCCATGACCGCAACCTTCCAGGACGGCGAGATAGATCAATTCATCGCCCGCCGGGTTTGCGCCCGCTGCTATGGCGATCTTATCAAGACCCAGGCCGATAACCGCATGTGGGACGCAAGCTGCCCGACCTGTGGCGATGCCTGGGGCGGTACAACTGTAAGCCGAGCCTATGCCGAACGGTTGGGACAGCAGGCACTTTCCGAGCGCAGCGAAGTAAAGAATAACCTGCCCGACCTATTCCCCAACCCAAACCGGGATAAGACGGTAGAGCAAATTATATCCGAGTTAGGTTTCTGAGAGGAGAAACGCTATGTCACCGATTGTTGGACTAACGGACGGGCCACCGTCATTCAGCGAGATTGGGCGCCTGCGCCTGGGCATTTCAAAAGCAGAGATTGCCAAGATCGGAAAGGGGCCGAAAGAGATTGGCTATTTCCGGCCCGACTTCCGCCCGAATGCCGTTGACGCATTCAATGATTTTATCAAGTTTTACACCGACAAGCCGACCGCTATCAACTTCCGCTTGCCGTTCAATGACATTGCCCGCTGTTGGGATGCAAACTTCGAAGTATTCAACAAGACCGGGATGCTTGGAAAGTCGGATGGTGTCAAGTGGCTCTATCTGTGCAATAACAAGACCGGGGAAGTGAAGGTAGACCGGAATGGAAAGCCAGCAGAGCCAACCGGACAATTTGACGAAAACGGTAATGAGTATTTGCCGTTCGATCCGAACGTGCCGGTGTACAGCTACAAAAACCAAAAGACCGGCGAAGATGTGCCGGTTTACGCCAAGCAGACCGGGCGCCTGAACATTCTTATCCCCGAACTTGGACGCCTGAACTATGTCCAGATCATCACCCACTCAATCTACAATATCGCCCGCATTTCCGAGCAGCTTGCCGGGATAAAGCATATTGCAGAGAACGCCGGTACAACCCTGCCGATGGTGCCGATGGTGATCGTTCGCCAGCTTGAGAGTATCAGCGTATCCTATGGCGGGCGCAAACACATGGAAGAGCACTATCTTTTGCATATTGAGATCCGCCCCGATTGGGCAGGTGCGCAATTCCGGCTGCTGGATAGCATCATGCCGGGGGTTGCCGCCCTCCCCGCCCGCACCGACTTTAGCAACCTTCCAGCCCTTCCGTCTGGAAATGACGAAACCGAACCCGACGAACCGACTGGCGCTGACCCAGAGCCGGAACCCGAACAACCTGCCCCGGTTGCAGAGTTTGATAATGCCGCCATTGAAGCGGCGATGAACATGCAATCGAAAGACGGGCAGCGGTTTGGCGATATTGATATGCCAGCCCTGGGCAAGATGCTCGCCAAGTGCAATGAGGCCATTACGTTAGGTGTGAATGGCAAGCTACTTACAGAAGTAATCCAGAAGCGCGACGCCCTGGGCCTGTTGATCCGTTACAGCGCCCACCTGGCAGAACAGAATGTCGTTCAGTCAATTGTGTAAGTAACCCACCACCACCCGCCGCCAGGATGCACCAGCCGTGTAGGAGCGGTAATGCCAGATGACACCGGGACTGGCGGCGGGTGGATAAATTGAGAGGAGATGAGCAATGAAGAAGTCAAGTTACACGGCCCGCTGGGGCCACGAACGAATCCGCAAGGCAAAGCACCTGCGCCGCATTGGACGCCAGCAGCGGGCGGCAGAGCGACAGGCCGAATATGACGCGCTGAGCGATGCGCAGAAGGCGGCCCGCTCAAGCGAAAATCGGGCAGCATACCAGAGGGAACATTAAGATGGACACGGAACAGAAGCCCGTCAAATGCCAATACTGCGGCAAGCCCATCGAGGGCGAGCCATTCATGGCAACCATCTATATCAATGGCCAACAGCGCAACTTGGCGTTTTGCGACAAGGGACATGCCGACTGCGCCCAGATGAGCGCGGAAGGATAACGACACCCCCGCCGCCCGGCTACAGGTTAGGCCAATCCGGGCGGCGAGAGATGAGATGAGAGGAGATGAGACAATGCCACACTGCATAATCAAACAGCCCAATGGTAACTTTGCGATTTTTTCAACGATTGTTGACGCCTTCCTTGTGCTGGACATTTCGCCAGACGAAATTGAGAATGAAGCCATCCAGGATCAAATCAACTTTGGAATGAACTTCGGCGCAGCGACAACCACGAGAGACGAAATCGGCGCAATCATCGGACGCGAGTTAGAGAATATCAAAGCGGTTGGAGTGGGTTGGGATTGGTCGCCAGACTGGAACAGCGCCGTTCGGTATCTGGAAGACAGGAAAAGCCGCGACGACGAAGAGCAACTGGAAGAGATAGACAAGCTCGGATTGCCGCACAGGATGAAGTGCCAGGTAACATCATTGCAAGCAGAGAAGCATTGGCACACGTATTGGCGCAATCGGTGTGCGACCAAAGACAACGAGATTAGATTGCTGAAACATTCGCTTGCAAAAGTGGAAAAGTAGTGTATAATGATTATGTCGGAGTGGCAGCCGGCGAGCGTAGCAAGTGAACCTTGAAAAACAAGCGGGAAGCGCGGAAGAGAGAACCTGTATTTATCCCAGGTGGTTTTCGTTATGTGTTTGCCAAACACTTGACAAAAAGCCGCTTCCCGCGCGCGAAAGCCGCCTGAGATAAACATAGGTTCTTTTATTTTACTTGGAAGCAAAATGGGAACATACTCTAAGCTACATGACAGCGCATACAAAAAGATAAGGGAGAACTTCCCGGAGTTTGTGATCCGCGAAAACGTTCACCCTGATTGGCTGGTATCTAGCACGCTAACGCGGCTTGAGCTTGACATTTACATCGAAGATATCAATACCGCCATTGAAATTCAGGGAGAACAGCACTACAGGTACATTCCGCACTTTCACAGAAGCCCTGACGGGTACTTAGATCAAAAGCGCCGTGATGAAGAGAAGCGCGATTTATGCGCCGGGCGGGGCGTTCGTCTGATAGAGGTGTCTTGCCAATCCGACTTAGACAGTTTTATTTATGAACTCAAGAGTAAGATCAGCAACCAACGCCCGGTACCGACAAAAGAGTGCGAGCGCCTGTTGAGGGTGCAAGAAATAGAGCGACAGCAGAAAGAGAACAGAGAGCGCAAGAATGAACGCAGAAAAGAGATATTGACAGAGAGAAAAAAGAATAGAGACACCCCGGAATACAGGGCAAAACTCGATGCAAAATCACGAAAGAAAAACAAGATAACTCTGCCAAAGCCAGGGAATAGAAGGCAACGNAAGTATGCCCGCGAGACGNTGAAGTTTGAACAAACAAGCGAAACAACCTGGAAAGTATGGGGCGGCAGAGATGAACATATTGTAGTAAAGAGCGCCGACTCGTTCTCGTGTGATTGTTTGAAGATGAGAAACGAGGGCGGACACTGCTCCCATATTCTCAAGGTAATGCTGAATGAATAGCAGGAACAAAAGTGGATTATTTTTTTTATCAGAGGAGCGAAAGCCATGACAGATCAAACAAGTATTCCAAGCAAAGCGGAGTTTGCAAAGTCTACAGAGGCTGCGCTCGCCGCAATGGACGAAATCGAATGGCAGATCGTTGAGCTTATCAACATGTACCACGAAATAACGGCAGGCTCGGACGGGCCGACTATCCCAGGATATAGACCGATTGGCAACGATAATACCGACATGTTACGAAACGTAACGGATTTGTAACGAAATGGAAAATAGCGCCGTGACACACACGTACTGGATAAAGAGCTACATCAAGGTTTTGGATGATCCGAAGCTTGCAAAGCTCCCCAATCATCTATGGCGGCGCATGTTTGAGTTTGAAATGATGGCAGGCGAATTTGGTAAAAACGGCCTACTACAGCCCGTGCACGATATGGCCTGGCGGCTTCGGACTGACGAAAGTCAGTTAGCGGAGCAGTTGGAAGCCTTAGCGCAAGTCGGGGTAGTGGCTGCGAACGCAGCGGGTGAGTGGTTTTTACCTGGATTTGCCGAACGGCAGGGGCCAAGCCCTGTGAAAGAGCGCGTCAACGCATACCGCAAGCGCAAGGCGGCAGAAAGGGAAAGGGTGTTACGAAACGTTACACCAGATAACAGAACAGAATCAGAGACAGAGGGGGAAGAAAAGGTAATTAAAGGAGGAGGAGGGGATTTGCCAGAATTGACACCGCCAGCAATCGCACCACCTCCGCCTACTCCCTCTTGGCAACCTGACATCTTGACACAGCGCGCCGAACGCATATTCAGGGCCACCACCCAGATGCTCATGTTCCCGTCAACCGATAAGCGTGATCAGGCTATCCGTGTGTGCCTGGCATACTTTGATCGCGAGGGCGACGAAGAAAAAGCCGTCAAGGCGCTGCGTCCCTACTGGCTGGCATGGCGGAAATACCGCACGAAAGCCGGCAGTCAGGCAAGCAGCACGAACCTGGCCTGGCTCACAGATTGGGCCGCCACGGGAGAAATACCACCCGTCGCGCAAGTCGGGCACAAGAAAGACGGCGGAGACTTGATTTGGGCAGAGGTGCACAGATGACTAACAAATTCATGGACGCCGCGCTATTCTACGCCTCAAAAGGCTGGCAGGTATTCCCGATTACACCGGGCCAAAAGGCCCCGCCGCTTGTGCCGTGGGCCGATGAAGCCACTACCGACGCCGCGCAAATCAAGGCATGGTGGACAAAGACGCCCGCCGCCAATGTCGGGATTGCAACGGGCAAGCGCAGCGGTATCGTTGTGCTGGACATTGACAACGGGCACGGCGGGCAAGAGAGCCTGATGGGCCTGCTCATGGAGTTGCAAGAGCGCATCCCGAACACGCCAGAAGCTACCACGGGCGGCGGAGGGCGCCACTATGTTTTCGCCCACCCTGGGCAGGAGATCCGCAACAGCGCCGGGAAGGTGGGGGTGGGCATTGACATTCGCGGCGACGGCGGTTACATCGTAGCCCCGCCGAGCTTGCATCCGTCTGGCAGACACTATACCTGGGATGACATGAGCCGCCCCAGCGTGATCGAACTCGCGCCACTCCCCCCATGGCTGGCAAGGTTGGCAACCGAACAGCCCCAACCCATAGACCCGGCGACTCACATGCCAACGCCAATTTACGAGGGTGAGATCAAATCAGGCGGGCGTAACGCGGCCCTAACCAGCATGGCGGGAGCGATGCGCAGGCGGGGCATGAGCACGGATGCAATCTGCCAGGCCCTACAGGTTGAGAACGCCAAGAAGTGTACACCGCCCCTGCCAGACGTTGAGATCGTGCGCATTGCCAACAGCGTGAGCCGGTATGAGCCGCGGCAGACAACGCCCGTCATGCGTGGGCAGGAACAGCCAATCGCAGCCAGTGAGCCGCTTGACGCCTATGGCATCTATGTCGAATTTATGGACTTGCTGGCCAACCTGGAAGGGCGCAGCATCAAGACGGGCATCGAATCGCTTGACCATAGTCTAGGCGGATTGGAGCGCCAAAATCTCACCGTGCTGGCCGCCCGCCCAAGCATGGGCAAGTCTACCCTGGCCTGGCAGATTGCCCGCAACGTGGCAGAGAGCGGCCTGAAGGTATTGGTATTCTCCCTCGAGATGAGCGCCGCCGCCCTGTGGGCTAAGGCGGCTTGCGGCAAGATCGGCATCCGCTGGCGCGACGTACGCAACCTTATGGTGAGCGAAGACGACATCACCGCCATTATTGACACGTCCACCGAATTGATGAACCTGTACGGCGAGAGGCTGCTTGTGTCTGACGGCGTGAACACGAGTGAGACAATCTTCGCAACGGTTGAAAAGCATAAGCCCGACCTGGTGATCGTTGACCACCTGAGACTTGTTGCAGATCGGGATGATAACGAAGTGATTCGCCTGGGCATGATTACCCAAAAGCAAAAAGATATGGCAAAACAATTCAACCTGGCCTGGCTGACACTGGCACAACTGAACCGCGGCGTGGAAAGCAGAGACAACAAGCGCCCTACCCTGGCAGACTTGCGCGATAGCGGGCAGATCGAAGAGAATGCCGACGTGGTGCTAATGATGTACCGGGATGATTATTACGATACGATGGACGGTAAGCGTTCGTCACTCATTCCACCCGCCCCGTCAATGACTGAGATTTTAGTACGCAAGTTTCGGGAAGATGTGCTCAATCAAAAGGTGGAATTATCGTTCGCCGCAAAGTATCAACGTTTCGACCCGGCACCGTCTGGATTAAGGACGGTTAACCTGAAGGACTTTACCGTATGACCGACTTCACCCCTTACCAACTCTGCTGCATCCAAGACGCCGCCGCGATCCAGCCCACCGGCCCGCTGCCCGTCAGCGTCCCAATCCGCAAAGCCTGCCCATCCTGCTCGCGCCTTTACATGGCCTGGGCAGGCGAGCCGGATGACGACGAGAAGCGAATCGCATACCTGATGCACCGGGCGGGGTGCGGGATGAGGATGGGCACAAAGTAAAGTTGTCATGAAACTGCAATGTTACAGGGAATATTGTCTGGTAAGATTAAGTCAGGAGAAAAAATGGATTATAAGAATTTCCTACAATCAAAGGCGGTAAAGGTAAAAGACTATGGCAAGCAGCCGGGGGAAGTAAACCCGATCCTGTTTCCATTTCAGCGCGATGTCGTGCGGTGGGCGGTACGCCGGGGGCGGGCTGCGATTTTCTTGGATACCGGACTCGGTAAGACATTCTGCCAGCTTGAATGGGCGCGCTTGATGGGCGAAACGACGCTTATTATTGCGCCGCTTTCTGTAGCACGTCAGACCGTGCGGGAGGCCGCCAAGCTTGATATACAAATCAAATACGTCAGAGAGCAAAGCGAAGTTGATGATGGTAGGATTTTCATTACTAACTACGAGATGGTAGATAACCTCGACATCGGTTCTTTTGGGGCTGTTGTGCTGGACGAAAGCAGCATCCTGAAGGCGATCAGCGGAAAGACTCGCCAAAAGCTGACCGAGCTTTGTTCGGATGTTCCGTATCGCCTATGCTGCACAGCCACGCCAGCCCCAAATGATTATACCGAGATTGGCAATCATGCTGAGTTTCTTGGAATTTGCAGCCAACAAGAAATGCTTTCTCGTTTTTTTGTCAATGCCAACAAAGAGCACACCTATAATATTGACGGGAAGTCTTATCATCGAAAGGGATCGAACGCCGCCGGTACAGAATGGCGACTGAAACATCACGCCGAAGAGGCGTTCTTTCAGTGGATGGCCTCGTGGGCCATGACCATGATAAAGCCCAGCGACCTGGGCTATGATGATGATGGCTTTATTCTGCCAGAACTCACCATTACTCCGATGTTTGTTGAGGCAAAATATACCCCCACGGATCAGCTATTTTTCACCCGCCTGCATGGGATTGAAGATAGAACAAAAATCCGCAAGATGACCATTGAGCAACGCTTCGGGATGCTCGAGGAGGTCTTGGGCAGCGCCCCAGATGAACAATGGATTATATGGTGCGGGCTGGATGACGAAAGCAATTTACTGGCCAAGAACCTGCCGGGCGCAGTTGAGGTCAGTGGGTCTGATAAGCCAGAAGATAAGGCTCAGGCGTTTGAGGATTTTCAGGATGGCAAATTCCGCATTCTGATTACCAAGATAAAAATCGGCGGATATGGAATGAATTTTCAGAATGCCCACAAGATGATATTTTTCGGGATGAATGATAGCTGGGAGGCATTCTACCAGGCAATCCGCCGCGAATGGCGCTATCGCCAGCAATCCCCGGTAGATGTCTACCTGATTTTATCCGATATCGAATCGGAGATTTATCGAAACGTCATGCGCAAAGATGCAATGGCAAAGCGCCTGCGAGCCAAACTAATCGAAAACATCACAATCTACGAAAAGGGAGAGCTGAAAATGTCCGATGATAATATCCAATCTGTGTACCAAGAGCAAGAAGTGAAGGGGATGCACTTTACGGCGAAGTTGGGAGACTCGTGTATTCGCCTGAAAGAAATCCCCGACAACTCGATTGATCTGACAGTTTACAGCCCGCCCTTTGCTGATTTGTTCACCTATTCCCCATCGGAACGAGACCTCGGGAACTCGAAGGATAGCAAGGAGTTCTTTGAGCATTATAAATTCATCATTGGCGAGTTGTTACGGGTTACGAAACCTGGCCGCCTGAGTTGCGTCCATACCAGCGACATTGCCGCAATGGCAAGCAGGGATGGCTATATTGGCGTGAAGGATTTTCCGGGCGAGGTTATTCGGGTGCACGAGGCGCTGGGTTGGGTGTTCACCGGCAGGGCGTTTGTACAGAAAAACCCACAAGCTCAGGCCATTCGGGTCAAGAGTAAGGCGCTTCTGTTTGTGCAACTTCGCAAGGATAGCTCGGACAGCCGTCCGGCCCTAGTAGACCAGGTGCTAATCTTCAAGAAGCCGGGGGAGAATGCCGTTCCAATTACCCCGGTTGAGCATGGGGAATTGGATAACGAAACCTGGATCGAATGGGCCAATGGCATCTGGCTGGGCATCTCGGAAAGCGATACTCTGCAATTCACAAAAGCCCGCGATACAGGAGACGAAAAGCACATTTGCCCGCTTCAGTTAGGCACGATTGAACGCTGCATCAAGTTGTACAGCAATCCGGGCGAAACTGTGCTAACCCCATTCTTGGGCATTGGAAGCGAGGCATACCAGGCTGTTCGTTTTGGTCGCTCTGCTATTGGGATCGAGTTGAAAGAAAGTTATTTCAATACTGCCGTAAAGAACCTGCAACGGGCAGAAACAACCTATCGGGTAGATTTGTTCACATGGGCCGCAAATCAAGAATGCAAAATGGCAAGCACCCCCTAACATTGCCGCCACAATTATCGCGGCAAAACTGCAACGGAACTGCAATGTTATTGGGGGCTGAAATCTGGTAAGATTGAATGAGGAGATTATCACGTTGACAGAACGCCGAGCCATTTACCGCACCGCCCGCGCCATTGCTCCGAGCGAACACTCAGAGCAGGCGAAAGTGTTTGCATGGGCCAAGCGTAACTGGTGCGTATGCCACGAGCTTGACGAACTCATGTTCTCCACGCTGAACGGTATCAGCCTGGGCGGCTCTAAAGCGTCACGCGGGCGCACCATCACAAAAATGAAGGCCGAGGGGATGAAGGTCGGCGTGCCCGACATATTCTTGATGGTTGCCCGCCAATGCTGGCACGGGCTGGCAATCGAACTCAAGCGCCAAGATGGCACGTTGTCAGATGAGCAGGTCTGGTGGCTTGACAAACTGACTGAGCAGGGCTACCTTGCAACTGCCTGTTGGGGGGCGCGGGAAGCAATCAGCGTGCTGGCAGAATATATGGATATCCAGGGATGGGAAGAGTGACAAATGGATAGCATTGATGTCACTACGAACGATTGTCCTATGATGGTTATTGTGACAGCGAACATAAACAATAGCACTACCCGCCAATGGTGGGTGGTGGACAG